GTGGCCAGCGGCAACAGCCGCACCTTGGACTCGAAGCACCTGATCCAGTCCGATGGCTTCAGCCACGCCGTCGATCTGGTCGCCTTCGTCAACGGAAAGCAGGACCACGGCACATGGGCGCACTACTACAAGATCGCCGCCGCCATGCACGCCGCGTCCAAGGAACTCGGCATCGACCTGCGGTGGGGTGGCGTCTGGGATAGGCGATTGCATGACCTCCCCGGCGATCCTGCGGGCCTTGCTCGCGAGGTGAATAGCTACGCCATTCGCCAGAAGGCCAAGGGCAAATCCGCCTTGCTCGACGGCCCGCACTTCGAACTCTGACCGGCCAAATCCCGACCCGCCGATAAATACCTTCAAATACAGACGGAGGTTTTCCAATGGCGGGAAATCATGGGGGCGCACGCCCCGGCGCCGGTCGTAAGCCCGGCTCTACAAACAGCGCGAATTCGGCTTCCAAGATCAAAGAGCGCATCACCGAACAACATGCTGCGCTGAAGAATGCAGATACCGGAAAGCCGTTGTTTGATGACGACGTGCTGAACAGCGATCCGCTCTCGACCATCGAGCTTTACCGCAAGGTGCACCTTCAGGATTTCGCCTCGAATGGCGACGTTTCCGCGCTGAAGGAAGCGATGATGGCCGCTCGCGAGGCGGCCCCTTATTTCCACGCGAAGCGTCAGAGCATCGTCCAAGAGAACATCAATCTGAACCCCGCAGAGGAAAAGACCGAAGCGGAACTGATGGCCGACGTTTTCGGCTCAACCGCGCGTCCGAATGTCGAACGCCCTAACTGATCAGCAGCTTGATCAGCTTCGATCCGCGCGTGACCCCGAGTTCCTAAAGACCCTAACGGACGACCAGCGGGCCGCCCTGAAGGTGCTGCATAAGCGCGCCCTCAAGCAGGATTTGGAGTATTTCGCAGAGAGCGTCGCCCCGGCCTTCGTCAAAGACCACGAGGACGCGACCCCGGCCCGACATCACCGCCTGATGCTCCACCACCTGAAGCGAGTGGCATCGGGCGAGTGTCGGCGCCTGATGATCTTCTGCCCGCCGGGCGTCGCGAAATCGACCTACGGCGTGCGGATTTTCACGCCGTTCTATCTGGCCAATAACCCCAAGACCAAGGCCATCGTCACGTCGTCCAGCCAAAAGCTGGCGTGGCAACACAGCGACTGGATCAAGTCGCTGCTGAATATGAACGCCGATGCCCTCGGGACGAAGGCGGTCAACGATAGCCGTGAACTCTGGAATACCGACAACGGCTGCGAACTGCTGGCCGTGTCGTCTGGCCAAGCCTTTCAGGGCTTCCGCGCCGATCTGGCGTTCATTGACGACCCGGTTGGCGGCATCGAGGACGTGAAGTCCGACCAGCTTCGCGACAACCTTTGGGAATGGTTCAACGCCAACCTGCTTGGTCGTGTCACGCCCTCGGGGCGGATCGTCATCATCATGACGCGCTGGCACGACGACGACTTGGCCGGGCGCCTGATCAAGCTGGCGAAGGATAGCGGCGACGATCAAGACTGGACCGTGCTTTCGCTCCCCGCGATCTGGGAAGAGGAAGAGGACGAACCGGCATGGCCTAACGGGCTTGGCCGCACCAACGGCGAACTAATCTGGCCCGAATACCAGACCGAAGCCTTCTACAAAGAGAAGCGGCGAGGGGACGAATTCACGTTCCAAGCCATGTATCAGTGCAACCCGCTCCCGCCGGGCGGTGCTGTCTTCCGCGCCAACCTGCTGAAGCCGGTCGATGCGGCCTCGGTGCATGTCCGCAAGGTCGTTCGGGCGTGGGACTTGGCGGCGACCACCAAGCGCGGCTCTGACTGGACGGTCGGGGTCAAAATGCAGTTGGACAACCGGGGCCAATACACCATTCTCGATGTCGTCAGGATCAAGGGCGGCCCGGAAGAGGTCCGCAGCACCATCCTGAACACCGCCGCAGCCGATGGCCGGGGCGTCTACATCTCCCTACCGAAAGACCCCGGACAGGCGGGCATCGCGCAGGTCCGCGACTTCACCAACGCGCTGGCTGGCTACGTCGTGGAAGCGACCCCCGAAACAGGTTCGAAGGTTGACCGCGCGCGGCCCTATGCAGCGCAGATGAACGCCGAAAACGTCTCGATGATCGTGGCGCCGTGGAACAAGGATTTCACCGACGAACACGCGGGCTTCCCGAACCTGAAGCATGACGACCAAGTGGACGCGGCCTCCCGCGCTTTTGGTTGCTTGCTCGATTTGCCAGCGTTTGTTCAGCAACCATCGTGGGGCTACAGTAGAGCGATGACACGGTAAGATAAGAATCGCGTTTTTACGCTATTAAATGGCAGGTTGCTGTCGATCCGGGTAAATATAGTTAACCGGTGACGCTGCAATCGTTCCCTCCGAACAAGTCAGCACAGTCCCAAAGAGGGTGCTGTCTCAATGCCTCGGTCCCGATTGCAGTGGGGCCGGGGCATTTTCTTATTCGGAGTATTTTCAATGACCAATATTCAAGACCATCCCGCGACGCCGGTTCTTCAGGCTCGCGCCAAGATTCGCGCTGCGCTTCTCGCTGGCCTTCAGGCGTCCGCGACTGAAGATTTCAAGGCCACCTTTGCGGCCGGTGCCGCAGTGACCGGGTTCGACACCGACACGCACCTGTTTGACGATGACCTGTTCATCGACGCCTTCGTTGCCTCGATTAACGAGGCCGTGGAATGAGCGACGTTCACGCCCAACAATTCCAGACCGTTCAGCAGGTGGCCGCAACCATCGACGCCCTGACGCAACGGCTGTCTGACCTGCGTCAGCTTGCCGATTTCATGGCCAAGTCGGAAGCCATGGCCGCCGAACTCGCCGCGCACCGTCAGGTCGCTGAAATGGCGCAGCCGACTATCCGTGAAAGACTCTCGACCCTGATGGATCGACAGGTGGCGGCCGAGGAACCGGCGAAGTCGGCTGAACAGATCAGGGCCGAATTGCAAGCCAAGCTGGCGAACGGCCAATACAAGATCACGGAAGCCCCGGCGGGCACCGCTCCGCTTATCCGCTTCGAAGAGCCTGACGAACCAGTCCCCGGTGTTCCCGGCGCCGTCATCCGCCGCACCCGCAAAACCGGGGGTGATCAATGAGCCTCGCGATCTGCCCAATCGAAGCCTACCGCGTGAACGGCACCCTTGCAGAAATCGCCACGGTGATGACGTGGGTGGGTGAACACCTGCCCGACGCCGAGATTTCGGAACTGACCCACCGAGGCAAAGACAGCGGCGTGACCGTCCTGCTGAAGAGCGACGCCGACGTGGTGGCGTTCAAGATGATGTGGGCCGACGACATCACCGCCAAGCCCTCGCACGTCCACACCGCCCGCAGCGAAGACCTGATCGGCCTTGGACAGGCCATGGGCACTGCATCCGGCGCCTACCGCATCGGTATGGGCGCCGAGCATAGCCTTCGAAGCCACCAAGAAGATAACCGCCGCCGGTTCGATGATTTGCGGCGAGAGATCGCAGAGCATTTCGAACGCCTGAAATGGAAGCCGTTCGGATGATGCCCGCCGACTACGATTTGTCGGACGCCGACATCCGCGACTACGAAGCCATCGACCGTTTCGCGAACTACGCCAAGGACCACGGTTTGATGCACCACCTTGGGGAGGCAAGGGAAACCTTCCTGCCCCTCGGTCAGTGCTACCGTGACAACTGGCATAAGCTGACCAATCCGGTGGGATGGCACACCTACAGGACCGACCCGACCCGCGACGTGTTCGTGACCAAGTGGGGCGTCGTCGGGGAGGCGCGGGACTGGCTGACCAGTCAGGGCTATGCCCACGCGGTCCACTTCCACGCCAAGGAAGCCGCCCATCCGGTGGCCTTGAACTCTACGATTCCGGGTCTGTCCAACCTGATGGCCTACAGCCTGTCCTTGGGTTTCGTGATCCGGTTCAAGGATCAGAAAGACGCCGCGTTGTTCCGCCTGTTCTGGTCCGACCGGGTGGGCGCATGACCAAGCTTGAACGCTACCCGATCAAGGGCGCCGGGGCGATGAAGGGCCAGCTTGACATTCGTCGCCGGTCATGGATCGACGCCCCGCCGGTCATCTGGTTCTACAAGCGCATCCTGTCGCCTTTCGGCGTCGAACACCCCAAGGCCGCCGCAGGGATCGCACGTCTGCGCCGTCAGCCGTGGGCCATGGGCATCAGGCGCAACCACGATCACCGCCAATCTTATTGGCGCCGGTGGATCGGATGACCCGCTTCAAGATCGGAGCGGTCACCGACGAACCGCTGTCCGCGATCTTCACATGGCTGCTGGAAAACGCGGACGACGATTGGTCCGCATCCATCGGCAACGACCAAGACAACCCCCACCGCCTCTGGATCAACACTGACAGCGAAAAGCTGGTCCTGCTGTTCAAGATGCGGTGGCGTTAATTCCGGCCACAGTCGTTACCGACAATCCGTTCCGCCACCTGCTTCGCAGAGACGGCGGACACCTGCGGCTGCATCGCGCGCTTCGGATTCTGAATAACCATTCGCTCGGAGTTCATCGTAAGCGCGTTGGTCGCTGGCTGGCAGGTTGCTGCTTTGGTCGGAACCCGTCGAAGCGCATCGCCCGATGATGAATAGCACCGCGATGATCCCGAGAACCCAGAGGACTTTGTGTCCAGATTTTTTGGCGGTGTTGTCGGCTGCGATTTTCTGTTGGTGGCTCTGTCGCGTTTCTTCGTAGCAATCTTCGCAAAGTATCGCGTCAGATTCATATACCGGGCGAAACCCGCATTGCCGACACAGACCCGACCTGCGCTCTTCAGCGGACATGTCCACCGGTGCCCGCATCAGACCTTCGCCGCCTGAATGATAAGGGTGTCTACGGCCTTGTCCTTCGAGCCGTGAACGTCTTTCAGTTTCTCAAGGGCGTCCTGCGCCTCGGGAGAGAGCCACACCGTGACTTTCTTCATCCCGGCTTCTGCCCGCTTCTTGTGATAAGCCGCAGACGCAGCCCGCCGGGCGTCCGTTGCCGAAACCTTGGGTTTGGATTCTGTCATAACCTCTGCATGCCGCAGGGCCATCAGGTCCACAAGATCAAGCTGCATAGGGCGCGCTCCGAAGCACGTCATAAAACGCATCGGGGAGCCAGTTGCAGGGCACGACGATTTCGAATGTCTCGCCCGTCCGCCGGTCCCGTAGCTGGATGGCCTTGCTGGTCATCAGTCGGCCCACACCGGGCGAACGATGTAGCGGACGGCTCCGTAAGAGGCATCCTTGCGATCTGCGGCCCGATAGGCGCGATCACGGGTCTTGAAGCTGTCCACGACTTTCGCGGTCTGGCTGTCGATCAGGTCATAACGAACGGGCATGGTCCTATCTCCCGATCAAGCCGCGACCGGGCCGTTAGCCCGCGTCATGTAGTCGAAATCCCACCCGGCGGCGTAAGCGGCTTCGAACTTGCGAACCTTCGCGGCCGAAGCGACGAAGCCACGTTCGCGGCCTGTATAGCGGCACTTCAGACCGTCATGGATCAGACGTTCGGCCCGACCCTTCCACGGACCCTCGCTGTGGGTCTGGACGATGAAGTTGCCCTTCGAGTAGCGAGCCGGGGTGATGGTGTAAGCGGCGGCCATGTCGTTCTCTCCGTATGTGCTGGCACATGTATGCTGGCACATAAGAACGCCGTCAAGCGAAAATGTGCCAGCACATAGCTATATTCAATCCCACGGCATCGGGCATTCATCCCGATACCGCTTGGCTTCGTCCACACTGGCCCGGTGGACATCCCCAAGGGGAATGCCGAACAGCTTGGCCAAGGTCGCGGCCTCCGCAGTAGGGAACACGGCCACGATGATCGTTTCATTGCGATACCGATGCTTGTCGCGAAGCGCGAAGCGATCCTGAACCACCTTATGCAGGTCGAACTCGATGGCCCGCACGGTGGTATTGTTCACCGTGATCGACACGCTTGCCCGCCACAGATCAGAGGGGTTCGCCCGCATGTCCTGTTCAAGAGCCTTCATGTCCGCAATCGTGGCTTCAAGCTGCGCGATGGCGTTGGCAGGGTCGAACGCCTTCAAACGGTCCAGACTGGCTTCCAAGTCGATCCGCAGCCGTTCTACCTCATCGACGCGATCCGGCACCTTCTTGGGGTAGTCGTTCACATCGGCGCGGGGGTCGTAGACGTAATCGCCGGGCTTCATTGGCCCGCCTCCGCAGCTTCCCAAGGCCATTGGCCGTCCTCATTGGCCAAGACCCGCCACGACGGGTCGTAATCCCACCGGCCATAGTTGCTGTTGACGAGGCTGGACACCACCAGACCTTCGTCGCTGATATCCTGCGCCAGACCATCCGCGACCCCGTGCGATGCACAGACCACAGAGAACGTGCCCCGCAGCTTCGGACCCTTGGCGATCTTGGCCACACCCTCGCGCCCGGTCAGCTTGATGACCTTCGCCGCCACCTTCAACCAGTTCGGCTGGCAGGGCATTTCCACCACGGGCCACCGCTTCCAAACGGGGCCATCGAAATCAGCCGAAGCATCGAGGCCGAACGCCAGACCGCGCTTGGCGTAGTAGACATCGGCGGGGGACCGAACGGCCATCTTCGAGATTGCCGCGTGTTCCTCGGGGGTCAGCGTCACACCGAAGATCGCGAAGCTTTCCACGTTTCCGCCCGGACGCCGAATGGTGACCGCAGGGCCGTCCAGCCGGTCCAGCATTTCGCCAGAGTAATATCGTTCACTGACCCACTCGGAAGCCGTGCGAACAAACACAGCATCCTTCACAGTCTGAACGACAGCGGTCACAGAGGTATCTTGGGCGATGACAACACTCGACCCGAGCGGTGCAAGCCACGACTGAACATCGGCCAGAGAAGCACGGCCAAAGCTGTATTTGATCGAGAGGGGTGCAGACTTGAGGGACATTTTGTCTCCTGACTGTTGAAGATTATTCATTGTCTCACAGACTTTCAGGCTGTCACCCAAAAATCTGTGAGGGTTTGCTTAACGGGCGTTAGTGATAGCTGGACCAGTAGACGGGACGGCCTTCCCACAGGCTGGCAGTGCGCGAGCCGTCGATGCGGACACCGTATTCGCCGACCCGGCGCATCATCGGCTCGCCGACGAACTCGCCAGCCATCGGGACGCACTGGCCACGGTCGCCGCCATCCGTCGTCACATTGCCCTTGATCTTGCGGACCTCGACCGACGACGTGGTGACGCGCACGACTTCATACCAATCGACGTTCGTTTGCTCGTAGCCCCACGAAGCGCAGAGGATGTGACCCACGGTCAGGGAATGACCACCAGCGCGCTTGGCCTTCTTCTCGGCCTTACGGGCGGCAATGCCAGCAGCCGAAGCGAAGTAGGTCGTCACAACGCGTTCACGGGCCAGAGCCGAACCGTAGCGGATGCGGAAGTCAGGCTTGATGCGACGACCGGCGAAACCCATGGCGCAAAGGGCGCCCACCGCATTCGTGTAGACGTAGACCACAGCGTCAGAGTTCTTCGCAGCGATCTTGATGGCGCCCGAAGGGGCTTGGACGGCGCGGGCTTGTTCAACAGTGGTGGTGGTCATCGCTTCGTTCCGTCGTATGTGCTGGCACATGTATGCTGGCACATATCGAAGGCGTCAAGCGGAAATATGCTGGCACATACGAATTAGCTTGGACGATCTGCCATGCCGGGGAGGGGAGCGTCACCAAACTCTTTGGTCAGTTCGGCTTTGACCTTCGCAATGTCGCTGCGACTTATCTTGTGAAAACGGCCGAACACATCCGACACCCCAGCGCGTGAGAGCGGATCGCGAGCGAAAGAGTCTGCGATGAATGGAAAGTAGAGCGAAAACGTCTCTCCTACAGCCAGCTTCTTGGGTAAGCCCCCGCCAAATATTCCGATCCCAATTTCTGGACGCAGGATGTCGTGGATAGGGGTGATGTAGGCAAACTGCGGTTTCTTGAACCGACCGCGACTAAATTTTACGCTGAAGCTGTGAACCGTCGTCTCTATCGGGCCGTGGTTTGTGATGTTCACTGCGAGATAGCGGGGCCGATCCTCGGGTGCCGTCACATGGTCGATGATTGTGATCGCGCAGAAAACTATGCGGAGACGGGGCTTCGGATAGATGAACTTTGACCAGACGTTCCAACCAAGCGAGCACGCCGCCACAACGCCAGAACAGATTGAAACAATTAGGGCGTAATCGGCGGTTGTCATGAGCGTCCCCGAATCTGTCGAACGATGCTACCATAAGGCGCGAGGGGGACTTTGATGCTTACTGTTCTTGCGATGTTGGCGTTGGTTGATCCGGTGACCATCTTCACCGGCGTCGAAATAGGCGACAGCCCGCAGAAAGTGGCGCGCGTCATGTCTGGCACCCTGTCCGACATCAGCGGCAAGCCGGGGTCACAGATTTACCTCGGCCAAGACGGTCATGTGCAGTTCTGCAACGGACGGGCCGTCAGCATACAACGCAAGATCGGACGTGACCTGCATGCCTACACAGACAGCGTTCAAGACAAGACCGCTGAACTCGGCGAACCCACAATGAACGCCCGGCACTACAGGACAGCCAGCGGGGAAATCAGCACGCTTGGGGCTGAATGGGAGATTGGCGAAAACGTCGTCTACAGCTTCGGGGCGATGGTCACTGCAAACGGTCCTGTCGAAGTCACAGAACAGTTGGCGGTGACCGGCTTCCCCTGCGAATGAAAGGCCGCTGATGTTTGGGTTTGGTAAGAAGCAACCGCTGTTCGACGCCGTGAGAAAGTCGGACATGCGGAAAATCATGGGCATCCTCGAAAACAGTCGAGGCAACCAGCACAACGACGCTTGCGCCCTGCTGATTGCCTACCTGATCCAGCACATGGCTTCGCATTTCGTGAAGCAGGGGCCACCGAAGAACTTCGGCAAGGTGATCAATGCCGACGTGTTCGCCTTCGAGGCTTTGGCCTATTGCGCCCACGTCCTCGAAGCCAACCATGCGAAGCTGACTGAAGACGACATGGTGGATGGCTATGACGAACAGTTTGACCAAGCCATGGGGATGCTATCGGCAACAGCCGACAAACTCTGTGGCTGGCAAACAGGGATGGTGGTGCTGGCCCGTCGTGCCGAATACGCACAACGCGACGCCACGGGGATGAACCTGATCAGCACCTTGATGACCGTGGGCGACGCCAGTCACCCGATGACGGAATATCTGCGCCCCTTGGACTTTCGAGAGGATCAGGGAAAGTTGAGTGCCCGTGTCTACGCTCTGACCGGGATCGGAGAGAACTACGCCACGACCTTGGTGCGTGCTGTCGAGGAATATGAGTTAGCGGGCTAAAAGCGTCCGTGAGAGCCGTCAGAGCCTCCGGGGACGGTGGGGCGACGATGACGGGGGAGGGCATCAGGCGGGCCGGAAATGCCTATTCACAGGCCCTCCCGCGCCACCACGGCGATGAAAGAGAAATCAGGAAATCAAGGCGCCCGTTTCTCGGCTCTGGCGACGGTCATGGGCGACCATTTGGCTCCCCGAGCCGTGGGGACACCCAAGGCGTTCAGATGGTCCGCAACCTCTTGCAACGTCATGCCACCGGCCCGAAGCTTTTCGATGGTTGGCTTGACCTTCGCGGCGTGCTGATCAGCCTTGGCCACGCGGACAGCCGTGGCGGCCTCGCGCATCGTCTCGGGGATGCCTCTGGACGATCCGAGCCGGGTGATGACGTTGCCCTTCTTGCTGACGTGCTGACCCTCGCTGGCGATCCTTGCCTTGATCGACCCAAGAGCGGCCTTGGTGCGGCTGCTGATGGCCTCGCGCTCTTGTTGGGCAACAGCGGCCATGATGTGGACGGTGAACCGGTTGGCCGTGGGCATGTCACAGGCGACAAACTCAACGCCAGCCTTCTCCAACCCTGACAGGAAGTGGACATCACGGCTCAACCTGTCGAGTTTCGCGATCAGCAGCTTGGCGCCGGTGGCCTTACACATGGCGATGGCCTTGAACATCTCGGGACGGTCGTCCTTGCCGCCGCTCTCGACCTCTTCGAAGCTGGCCACGACCTCCCACTGACCGCCGTTCAAATAGGCATCCACAGCCCTCTTCTGCGCTTCCATGCCGAGACCTTCGATGCCTTGGGATGCGCGGGATACTCTATAGTAGGTGACGAACTTGCCGTTCATGGCTGTGGTCCTCGGTAGGGTGATGACCTATTTATCATCACAGCAACACCCGTTGGCGTGGTGTTATATGTATGCCAGCACATACCCAGCCCGTCAATATCAAAGTGCTGACCACGGTGCGCGAGGACGGTCAGGCACCATCCCAAGGGATGGTTGGATGGTCGCGGATGCGTGTGAGAACCATTCGCGGGTCAGGGAGGGGGTGGGGTAGGTCTGTGGCCAGCGCGCGGCGCAGCGCGGCAAGCTGACTAACCAAATTTTCTACGAATTTTGATTTATAGTCGCCACGAACAGTCGGGGAATCGTGGTGGCAAAGCATTGGAAGATCGTTGGGATCGACAGTCTGAAGCCGTTCTTCGAACAGTTGGTCCCCTTCGGCCAAATCACTGAAAAGCAGATGATCGAACTGCTGAAGCGTCTGGCTTCGAAGCACCTGACGGAGGGCGAACTGATCGACTGTGCGAAACGCGGCAACGTCGTCGGCCATCGTGATCTGCTGCGAGTGAAGAGCGACTCAAGACCGGGTATGGTCTTGCTCTACACCACGCTCGATCCGCACTATCTGGCGACCGTGGTGGACGTTCCCTGATGCCATTCGTCATTTCCCGAACATCGAATGTCGGCACCACGCACCCGACTGTCGCTCGCCTGATGATCCAGACCGGCGAGCTTGTCGCGGCGGCGAATATGACTTCGACCGAGAAGGACGAAATCAACACGATCTACTTCAAGGAATTGCAGCCGGTCCTGCTTGAGTGCTGGAATATCCGCGACAGCATCAGCGCGGAAGTGACCGATTGCCTGACCAACTGCGAGATCGACGCCAAGGACAATCGCGTCATCCGCATGCGATCTGTGAACCAGCTTGAACAGCGTGCTGAAAACTTCCTCTATCAAGCCAAGAACTATCTGCGGAACACCCTGCGGGTGTGGAACTGGTTCTACGGCGCCGATTTCGCTGACGCTTCAGCCTACATTCTGAACGGCAAGGAAACGCAGTCGAAGCTTGAGGCGTGGGCCTTGAAGGAGTTTGGCCCTGACGACCGCCGCACCCTGCTGATCCAGTCCGAACAGCAGTGGGCCGTCCCGCTCATTCGGATGCGGAATGCGTTGGAGCATCCGGGCGGGTTCAGCGGCACGGTCTACATGGAAAACATCACTGTCACCGGGCAGCGGTTTATGGTCCCGACATGGCGCCGCAATGACGAACCCGCTTGGCCCATGGTGGCGGCCATGTCCCATTTCTTGGACGACATGCTGGCCATGGGCGAGGACATTTTGGCCGTGAACATTGAGCCTCGGCTTCACCCGGTCAGCATGATCTACGAAGTCCCCGAAGCGGAGCGCGACCCTATGCAGCCTTGCCGCTTGCGGGTAGGATTGCAGCCCGAGTTTTTGGCCAAAATGACCGAGAACAAGCCGACGACGGATTAGGCTCTGACTTCCATCAGTTCGCTGATCCGCGTCGTATACCGTGGCGACAGGTTGGCCGCCCGCGTTGACCAAGCCGTGGTCTTGCTGATCCCGCCGGGTTTGACTGTCCCCCGACCGTATTTCGAGTTCAGCCCGTCCAGAGCGGTCATCAATTTCTCCGAACGCACCGGATCGACGGTCGGGAGAAGGTCGCGCGGCACGTCGGCTTCAGCTTTCAGGTCCAGCAGGATCACCCCAGCCTTGGCGTAGCGCGGTCCCTGTTTCCAGACTGACCGTCCCGCTGCTGTCGCTTGGCTGATGATCGCGAAACTGTCCGCCGTTGGCTCAATGGGGAAGGTCCGTTGCCCGTTATACCAAGGCGATCCGTCATGGGCGTGGGTGTGCATGAACACCTGCATCCCCGAGGCCACCAGACCGTGCTTCCGGCATTTCTCGGCCGCTCGCAGGGCGTGGGCGGCAAGGGCTTCTCGCATGTCTGTCCACGTCTCGACGGGTCTACCGAACATGCGCGTGACGCTGACGGTTTTCTTGTCGGGCGTGGCCTCTGACATGGGCATGCAGGACAGGCCAAGGAGTTCGGCGTGGGTGCGCTGGCCGGTGACGGTCATCAGTTTCCTGACGGCGCCAGAGGGCAGGGCGGTAAACTGCTGGACCGTGAAGATGCCCATGTTGTTCAGCTTGGTGACCGACGCCCGGCCGATCCCCCAAATGTCGCTGATGTCCATGGCTTCGAAGGCTTCGGCTCTGATCTTGGCGTCGCTCATATCGCAGACGCCGTGCATAGACTTTTCGGTCTTGGCCCGTTTGTTGGCCAGCTTGGCGAGGGTTTTGGTGGGGCCAATCCCGACGCAGGTGGGGATTTTGGCTTCGGTTCTCACCCGGTCGCGGACACGACGGCAGTGATCCACGATGCCCGGATCACCGTTGGGAAGGCCGAGGAACATTTCGTCTATCGAATAGGGTTCGACGTGCTGGAATTCGTCGGTCAGGACTTCGAAGACCCGGCGGCTCATATCGCCATACAGGGCATAGTTGCTGCTGGCCGCGATGACGTTTTTCAGTTCTGGCTTTCTCTTCGCCAGATGCCAGACCTCGCCCATTTTGATACCGAGAGCCTTGGCTTCATCTGATCTGGCGACAGCGCAGCCGTCGTTGTTCGACAAGACGACGACCGGCTTGCCGATCAAGCGCGGGTTGAAGGCCCTTTCACAGGACACATAGAAGCTGTTGCCGTCGATCAGTCCGAACATCAGATGTCGGTCCTGATCAGGGCCGAAATGACGGCCCAGATTTCCACGTCTTCGGACAGGGGTAAGGGCGCCTGATCAGACGGTTCGATCCACCAGCGACCTTCGTTCTGTGACAGGGTGGCCAGCACGACATCACCGTGGACGAAGGCCACGCAAATCTTGCCTGACGACGGTTCGATGTCGGTCGAAACCACAAGAATGTCGCCTTCGTAGATGCCCCTTGATCGCAGCCCGTTGCCCCGGACGCGGACGGCGTAGCGTTGGGGCCGGGTCAGGTCGAGATAGTCAAACAGGTTGGGCACGCCTTCGACGTGATCCTGCGCCGGGCTTTGGAAGCCCGTCGTTTCATCCCCCTTGTAAGCCTTCTTGCCCATACGAGAACGTATGGGGAACATTTGAAGTGGCTGGCAAGTGAGATTGACTCGCAGCCTGTGGGTAGAGTGCTACGACCGGGTATTACGCGGGCTTGTGCATCAGGCCGGTGACGCCGGGGAACTGTGCGGCTTCCTTTTGGCGCCAGATGAACTGGACACGCATCGACAGGCCGAGGGCGAGGGCGATGTGGTAGGCAACCTTGTAAGAGGACAGGGCGTCTTGGCCCTGAACCGACAGGTTGATATCTTCGAAGAAGCGATAGCCTTCGTCAGTCTTCTGGCCCTTCGTAAACGGGCACAGGATCATCTGACCAAGCTGCTTCTGATCGGGCGTCGCCGCGTAGGCCGCGCGGATCGCAGCGTCCTTGAGCTTATTCCACGTCGGTTTTTCGATCACCTTCCCGTCGAAGATGACGGCGATCAGTTTGGTGTGCGTCAGATCGGGGGGCGTGGCAGCATCGAACTTCTTCGACGCTTCGATGGGGCGGCGCCGCTCTTCCTCGGTGGCCTCTTCATCGGCCTCAAGAACTGACTCTTTCGAGGCCAGCAGTTTGGCGATCACGCTGTTCAGATCATCTTTCAGGGGGATGGCATGCTTCTGAAGGCCAGCGAAATTCTCGTCAGATAGTTCGAACGTATGAGGCATGGAAACTTCCTTTATGGGATTACCAGCATACGTTCGTATTTCCGTATATCAAGCCTATAACACTATACGCCGTTTACCCGTAGACCCGCAGCAAGGGGAAGCCGCTAAATATCTCTATGAAATGTCACGTCTTCGTCTGCGCCCTCGACTACTTTCAGGCCGCTGATTTTTTCACCTTCCTGATCGGCAAGGCGGTCAACTTCCGAGACATTCGGGGTGGTGGGGATCGTGGATTTGGCCGGTGGAACGGTGAAACCGTCGCCTTCAGCCGTCTCGGGGGCGAACTGACTGATCTGGCCGACATCGTGATGGTCGTTGAGATCGCGGACACCGAGGCGGCCGCCCTTTTCAAGACATTCTGGTCCGAAAATGCGGTCCATGTAGGCCCCGAGGACCAAGAAGAGGCCCTTCGCCGCAATGAATCGACAGAATGCGACTGACACCGACAGCTAACGGGGCCGCCCCGATAAATATCCGATGAGGTTTCTTACGCCAAGTCGGGCCAGTGTTGGCATGTCTACAGAGCGGGAACTTCTACAGGCTCTGTAGAGGATACGCATGTCGTTTCAGATTATTGCCGCAAGGCACCCCCACGATAAGGATTTCCCTCGCGCAACCGGCATCAACGTCCGTTTGAGCCTGTTGAACGGGACTTTCTATTCATATCAGCCCTATCCGTTCCATCAGGAATACGCCGGGAACGAATACATCCCGCTGCATGATCGGGCGCCCAACACGCATACGGGCACCAACCAGCTTCGCACGGTCATTGATGACCATGTGTCGATGCTCTTTGGCGATGGTCACTTCCCCGAGGTCGATACGGCCAACGCTGTGGTCCGCAAGGCCACCAAAGATTTCATCAAGGATGTGGGTCTGGTCGAGCGCATGCGCGAGGCGGCCCGTCTTGGCTCGGTTGGCTCCGTTGGCATCCACCTGAAGGTTCTTCAGCGTCCGGGTGGACCGGCCCGCATGTTTGTGGACGTTCACACCACGGCGTTCCTGACGCCCGAGTTCGATCCTTACGCCCCTGACACCCTTCTAAAGGTCACGGAACTCTACAAGGTGCGTGGCGAGCGCGTGCGCGAAATGGGCTATTCTGTCCCTGACGACAGCCTTCAGTCCCTTTGGTTCGTCCAGCGTGTTTGGGACGACCTCGGTGAATGGTGGTTCGTGCCGTGGAAGGTCGAGGATCAGTCCCGATCTGACCGTCCGCATGTGCCTGTGATCGACCACGACAAGTCCGTCACTCACGAACTTGGTTTCTGCCCGTGGGTTTGGGTGGGCGGCCTGAATGCCGAGATTGATGGTCCGTGCACCTTCGAGCCGGGCATTGAAGAGGCGATCCAGTTGGACATGCTGGACAGCCAGATCGGCCGTGCCCTGAAGTATACGATGGACCCGACCCTTCTGATGCTGGTCCCGTCTGCGGTGCCCATGATGGCGCCGCCCGTTGCTGGCGAAACGTCGGAAAACGCCGGGCAGACACCTTCGGGGCAGGGCATGGCCAAGACCCCTTCGACCGTCCTGACCATGGATGCGGAGGGTGACGCCAAATACCTCGAAATCGCTGGTGGCGGCATTGAAGCGGCGTCGGCCTACATCAAACGCCAGAAATCGAACCTGATCGAAACGCTGCATGGCGACCGCGTGAACCCGGAAGAGGTCACGCAGGGGCATCAGGGCGCCAAGTCGCTCGAAATGCTGAATGCGTCGCTGCTGATGCACACCGAGAAGCTTCGCGTGACCTACGGGGAGGGCGCCCTTCTGCGTCTGCTGCGGATGGCCCTGAAGGTCATGACCAGCGTGACGGTGACCATGAACGAAGAGGTCGTGTCGGTGTCCGGTAGCTGGACTGATCTGGCCCTTCGTTGGGGCGATTTCTACCCGCTGACGCCTTCGGATGAAGATCAGACGGCCACGGCTCTCAAGTCGCTGATCGACACCGGCATCATGTCGAAAGAGACGGCCACCAAGGTCATCGCTGGCCACTACGACATCGAAAACGTCGCCGAAGAGCGCGCCAAGGTCGAAGCCGAACAGGCTGCGGCTGATTTGCGTGCCCAAGCACAGGCTGAACATGCGGCGAAGATCGCGCCGAACAAGTCATCGGGCCTCGAAAGCTAAATACTTCCATAAAACGGCGACAGGGGTCGCCAACATTATGGGAAGGCCCGAATGACTACTGAAGCAGATACCGGCTCTGAAGCCGCAAAGACCGAAGTGAAAGACACCGCAGGGGCGGGGAAATACACCTACGAACAGCTTGAGGCATTTCGCGAAGAGGCAATCGCCGACAACGTGAAGCTCCGCACCAAGCAAGCGGAATACAAGACCCGGATTGGTGATCTGGAACAGCAAGCCCGCAAGGCGGACGAACTGGAAAAAGAAGTCACCAACCTGAAGACCTCGGCCCGCGTCGAAGTCGCACAGGCCCGCCTTGAAGCTCTGGCTATCAAGGAAGGCATCGTGGACCCGGACGCTCTCAAGCTGATCGACCTGTCCGAACTGAAGTTCGATGACAACGGAAAGCCCGAGAACCTGTTGGCTCTTCTGGAAAGCTTCAAGGAAGCCAAGCCGCACTTCTTCACTGAAGCCGCAGCCAAATCCGCAAGCACGTCATCGACCGTGAAGATGCCCAAGGCGGACATCACGGCCCCCTCGGTCAAGGACATGTCCGCAGCCGAGTGGGAAGCCGAAAAGCGCAAGCTCGGCCTGTGACGGTCGGCCCTCGGGCCAACCTAAAAGACGACCCAAGCCCTCCGAAGAGAGGGCGGAAAGAAACTACAAATGGCTCTCAATCAACTGCCCGCCAGCCTTCAGGTGCTGGTGCAAAACGGCACTCTGGATCGCGTTATTCAGGAAGCCCTCAAGCCGAAGCTCGGCTTCCGCTCCATCGCTGAACGTGTCCCGTTCTCGGCTGGCATCGGCGAAACGATCATCAAGACCCGCGATGGTCTGCGCCCGATCAAGACGGACCCGATTCCGAATGCTGGTCCCGATGACCTGAACAGCGGCATGACCGCTTCGAACGGCAACGTCGAGCAATACCGCCTGACCATCAATCGCTACGGCGATCTGGCCAAGACCGAACTGACGATGGATTCCGTCGCCATTTCGTCCACCTTCCTGAAGAACGCCCGCAACATGGCCCTTCAGTCGGAAGCCTCGGTTGACGCTCTGGCTCGCAACGCTCTCTTCGGCGCATACGGCGCGGCCAACACCGAAGTCAAAACGACCCTCGGTTCCGCTGGCGACACCATCACCGTTCTGAACGTCGCTGGCTTCGAAGCCGGTCAAGCCGTCAAGGTTGGTGACTCGGTTTACACCGTCCTGACCGTCACCCCGACCACGGGCACCGAAGGCACCATCAAGTTCGCCACCAGCGTCTCGGTCGCCAACGGCACCGCCGGTCGTCCGGTCGTCGGCGAAACCGCTGGCCTGATCCTCCGTCCGGGCAACAAGGCGTCGGCATCGGCTCTGGTCGCCACCGACTTCCTGTCGGCTTCTGCGATCCTCGCAGCCAAGGCCAAGATGGAAGCGAACGCGGTCCCCGGCCCGTATGTGATGTTCGTCCACCCGGAAGCTATGCCCGGTCTGTATGCTGACCCGCTCTTCCAAGCGTTCCACAACGGTTCGAACACCTCGGACGAATGGAAGGACGGCGAAATCGAGCGCGCCCTTGGCGTCCGCTTCGTCAAGACCAACATGGCGATCAAGAATGGCTCGGTTTACCGCTCCATCCTCGTTGGCGCCGACACGCTGGTCGAAGGCGTCTACACGAACAACGCCTACGCCAACCAAGACCAGTTCCGTGGCGCCCACTACATCACGTTCGAAAACGGCGTGGCTCAAATCGTCCGCGCTCCGCTGGACGTTCTGGGTGGCTGGATCAGCCAAGCATGGACCTACATCGGCGGCTTCGCAGCCCCGGTGGACGCGCTGGCTACCTCGGCCAACATCCCGACCGCGAACGGTCGTGCGCTGAAGCGCGCGATCATCCTCGAACACTCGTAAGAGTTTCGCCGGAAACGGAAGATCAGAAAGGCCGTTGGGGGAAACCTCACCGGCCTTTTCTCTGATATGGGTGGTCTCGAAAAATCGAGGGAAATCCGTGCGCCATCAACTCACCGGAAACGCAGGGCTTTATCACGTCGCACGCGAACTCTCCCGACGCGGGTGGCATGTCATGCCCACTGTCCGCAACGCGCGGGGCGCAGACCTCTACGCCGCTACGGACGATGAAATCCGTGTTCTTCCGATCCAGTCCAAGGCTTTGGCGAAACGCTCGCCGGTCCCATTGGGTGGGTCGCTTGATACGCTACGATCCTACTGGTGGGTCATCACGATCAACGCCAACACGGCGTCGCCGACTTGCTACATTATGACGAAGGAAGAAGTGTAGGCCGCCGCCCACCGGGGCGTAAACGACGTCGGTAAGGTGTCTTATTGGCTCCAACCGAAGTCATATGCCCTTTCAATCTATGAGGAAGCTTGGGACCGGCTTGGAAGCCCAGACCCCGAAGAAGTCCTCCCGACTGAATGAACCTATAGCGCGGGGCCGTAATAAGGGTCGCCCGGATAAATACTGCTATGAGCGCAGCAGTATTCACCGACTCCGAAAAGACCGACATTCGCCGGTTCATGGGCTATCCGCCCCGTGGCACCGACATGAACAGCATGCTGTTCGGAGTGTTGGTCAATGACGAAGGCGTGCTGGAATACCGCATGGGCCTTCTGACCGAGGAAGAGGGCGTTCAGGTCCGCAAATATCTGAAGGCTCTGAAGGGCCTCGAAGATGCGATCCTTACTGCTGCTGACAATCTCGAAGACGACGTGCTTGGCCCGCTGAAGCGCAACAAGACCGAAATCGCAGAGCGCACCGCTCTGTATGACGCATGGCGCAAGCGTCTTTGCCAGTTCCTTCAGTTGAAGCCCGGCCCCGGCCTCCGCACCGGCGGCGTGCATTGGGTGGTCTGAATGGATCGCGTCTCGGCACAGCCGAAGCTTGATCGCGGATATGGCAAGATCGCTCGCAAGCTCGGGCGCCCCTATGCCCAATACCGTGCGTCTACGGCCTTCAACCCCATTTCAGATCAGAACAAGGTCGGTGATCTGAACTGCTTGTTCGACCCCAAATCGGACTTCAGCGTTCAGCGCGTGGCCCTCTACGGCAAACCGATCTGGTTTGCTGCGGTGGACCGCACGACCGTCGAGGTCGGTGACTATTTCGTTGGCGACAACGGGACGTGGTTCATCGCGTCGATGCAGGACATCGCGCCGACGATGGCCGTGAAATGCAACGCCGTCGCCTCGATTTTTCGCCCCGGCTCTGGCCAGCACGATCCCTATTATCCCGCCACCGAGGGCACGCACACGGACACCCTGACGGGATGGCCGGTGTCGTTCCTCGAAGGCACCAAGGGCGAACGGTCGGTGCTGAACGGGCCGCTGGATACCCGCGTGCCATGGTTCGACGTGCTGATGCCTGTCTTCAACACCGGCGACGTGCGGACCCATGATCGGCTGCGTCTCGATGACGGCACCGAGTGGGTGATTTCGTCCCCTGAACTGACTGAACTCGGCTGGCGCATGACCTGCGGGCTGGTGACGCCATGATCGACCTTTCCGACATCGAGAACGCATTTATCGCCAGCCTCGGGGAGGCTCTGACCGGCTCGGGCATGATCGCTAATCCACCGGTCGCCCGTCCGAACACGCGCGGGATCACGAACACCAAGGGACAGACCGTCGAAATCCGCATCAAACGCGGCTTCCCTGTCTCTGACGCCATCAATGACGACATGACCGCCGGTCGCGTCCTGATCGTGGTTGGCACGGAATCGGGCATGACCCGCATCCTGAAGCCGCTGCGTTCTCCCCCTGTCATCACCCGCACCGTGCCGATCACGATGTCTGTCCAAGTCACCGATCCCACGGTGATGATCAACGGCATCGCCACAGCCGGGCAGGTTGTCGGCATCGGCGTCGGAAGCACGGGCTATGCCTACCGCTGCGTTGGCGGCGAGACGGCTTCCGTCGTCGCACAGAGCCTCGCCAGCCAGATCAACGGCGCCCAAGTGTCGATGAACCAAATCTATGTGCCCGGCGGCCACAAGCTGATCGCCGGTGTCGTCTCGGACAGTTTCACCAGCGTCGAAGTGGCGCGTCAGGTCCAAGCCTTCCGCATTGCGATCTATGCGCCCACGCCCGCGATCCGCGACGCTATCGGCCGTCTGATCAGCCCGACGCTGATGCAGGTCCGCCGGTTCGAACTGGAATACGGCGTCACCAATGCACCGAAATATCTGAACGTCTGGACTGACGACGCGACGGCCAAGGCTGGCGTCTTCAAGCGCGTTGAGCGTTGGGAAGTCGAATATCCCACAAATGCCGTCGAGCAAGTGCCGGGCGTTTTGTTTGCTGGTCTAAATAGTAGTGGAAAGTTGGTCGGCCAGTTCCACCCGGATGGACCTATCAAGATTGAAAGGATCATCAATGTTTGAACTGGTTGTTCTAACCGATTTCGATGACTTCAAGGCCGGTGATCACATCACCGATCCGAAGCTTGTCGCCGAATACCAAGAAACGCGCCCGATGTTCGTGGTGGCGGTCAAGAAGGCAAAGGCCCGTAAAGCCGCCGCCCAAAAACAAGAAGAACAGAAGGAAACTGTCTAATGATTGTCCTCGAAGGCACTCTGAACATGAACGCTCTTGGCGTTCCCGGTGTTTACACCACGATCCGCAAGCCGCGTGCCCGCTCCCTGAACGGCGTTCCTACGAACGTCCTCGGCGTCGTTGGTTCGGCTTCGTGGGGACCGGTCAACGTCCCCGTCACCTGCGATCTGGCTGGCTATCTGGCCACTTTCGGCCCGGTGATGAACCGTCAGTTTGACGCTGGCACGGTTTGCGCCGTCGCCGCCGCTCAAGCTCCTGAAAGCTTCATCGTCGTTCGTGCTGCTGGCACCGGCGCCGCCGCAGCCACCTGCGCTGTTGCCGCGACTGCTGGCCCCTCGGGCGCAACCCTGACCGGCAAGTATGTCGGTTCACTCGGCAACGACCTGACCATCCGCTTCACGGCTGGTTCCAAGGCCAACACCGTCCGCGCCGTCCTGTCCTCGGGCAAGCTGTCCAAGGTCGAAGAATATGACAACCTGTCGAACGTCGTGGCCGAGTTCTGGCCCGCCCTGATCGCCGCGATCAACACGGGCGCCGGTGTCCGCGCCGCTTCGGATTTGGTCATCGCTTCCGCCGGTGGCACTCCCACCGCGATCCCGGCTCTGACCGCGACGGCTCAAGCCTTCACTGGCGGTGCTGACGGCACGACTGCTGCTGCTGACCTGATCGGCACGGACGGCGCATCGCGCACCGGCATGTATCAGCTTCGCGATACTGCTGCGGCTGTCGCTGTCCTCGCTGACATCGACGGTTCGGCTCTGGCCAACATCGAGGCTTTCGGCCGCGAAGAGGGGATCGTCATGGTCGTCGCTGGCCCGGCTGGTCAAACCATCGCCCAAGCCAAGACCGCCAAGGCTTCCATCGACAGCGCATGGGTCCACTATCTGCTTGGTGACCACATCTACTGGCGCGACCTGACCAACGGCGTCACCCGTCTGGTCAACCCGTCCGCGTTCGACGCTGGCAAGCTGGTCGGCATGTCGCCCGAGCAATCGGCCCTGAACAAGCCGCTGGCTGGCATCCTCGGTTCGCAGAAATCGGGTCTGGCCCAAGGTTCGGCCTCGCAATATAGCCGCGCCGAAAAGGCGGACATGTTCCGCAACGGCATCGACGTGATCGCCTTCCCTTCGCCGGGCGGCAACTACTGGTCGGTCGCTGGTGGCGTGAACACGTCCAGCAACCCGGACACCAACGGCGACAACTACGCCCGCGTCATGGACTACCTCGCCTCGACGGTTGATTCCGGTATGGGCAGCGAAATCGGTGGCGTGATCAACGCGGACACGTTCCGCAACGTCACGACCCGTCTCGATACCTTCCTCGGCAACTGCGTCTCGGCTGGCATCCTGTCAAACGACGAAGATGGCAACCCGCCCTACGTCGTCCTCTGCGACAAGTCGAACAACCCGCAATCGCGCACCAGCCTTGGCTATCTGCAAGTCGATGTGCAGGTCCGATTCCAGTCGATCACGCGCTACCTCACGATCAACGTCGAAGGCGGTCAGACCGTCGTCCTCGTCCGCTAACAACAATAAGAAAAGGACAGGATCATGCCAGTCTCTAACGGTTCCAACTCTTTCAGCATCGGTCGCGATGGGGCGTTCAAGCTTCAGGTCGGCAACCAGACCTTCGACCTCGAAAATTGCACGGGCTTCGACCAAAAGCAGGAAACTGCTGCGGTCAACGTCGATCCGGTTCGCGGCCTCCAACTCTTCGGTGAAATCCCGAAGGGCTGGTCGGGCAGCTTCGAGGTCTACCGCAAGAACGCCGAACTGGACCGCCTCTTCGCGGCCATGGAAGCCAACTTCAACAACTCGGGCACGCTGCTGAACGCCACGCTCTTCGGCTACATTGACGAAGCCGGTGGCGGCCAAACGATCTACAAGTTCACCGGCGTTTCGCTGAAGATGGACGACGGCGGCACCTACGCAGCCGACAAGGAAGTCAAACAGAAGATCAGCTTCAAGGCGCAAACCCGCGAAGTGAAGTGATCGGCTGAAGCCATCCAAAGAGAAAGGGCACCCCGGAGGGTGCCCTTTGTCGTTAGTGGGTTAGGTCAACGACCTTGCCGTCTCGCAAAGCCAGTGGTGTGCGGCAGTCGGGGCATTTGCTGGCCTTGCCGATCATCTGAACCGTTCCGGCACAGTGGGGGCAGGGCGCCGCCCTGATGATGGACCCCATGACGATGGGCAGGGCCAGCGTCAGCAAAGCCGACAGCAGTCCAAGCGGCAGGAACACGAACAGCAGGATCAAGCTGATCAGGCCGCCCACCATCAGGCTGGTGATCGCCGTCATCATGGCTGCTTTGACCGAGAACTTCGGCGTAGTGCATCGGTAGGCTCGGCCGTTGATCATCATCGTGTCCGTCATGCTTCCCTCCATCAGTCGCATTGGGGACCGGCGCAGCGGATGCCAGCCGGATCATACCACCACTCGGGCATGTCCTTGCCCGCGTCGGGTTGTTGGGGATTGGCTGGGGCAAGGGGCGCCGTGATCGGCCCTCTCGGGTCTTGAACCGACGCGAATTCATGGGGCTGCGAAATGGTGGCGAGGGTGATCCCCCCGACCAAAACGCCGATAGCCCCTGCGATGTAAACCAGCTTCCTGACCATAGTGTTATTTAAGCTACGGCGCCGATTTACAGGTGTCTACCCCTAAATACGAGTGTCCTGCTCCGGGGACAACAGACGCGACACAGCATGTCCTCGCTAAATACTGATGCGACGTGCTGTGTCGTGTCGCACTAATAATTGACCCCGGAAAAGGTATACACAAATGACTGACAAGACTCCGACCGCAGTTGCTGTCGCATCCTCCAATATCACTATCGTTAAAGACTCTGACGGTCGCGAGCTTCATATTAAGAAGCTGAACACGCTCGAAGGCGCGAGGCTGACCCGCGCCTGTGGCGATGCCGCGTCCAACCAGCCTTACATGATCTACGCCACGCTGGCCGCCTCGGTTCGCCAGATTGACGACACCCCGATGCAGTTCCCGAAGTCCGTCGATCAGGTGGAATCATTGATCGGCCGTCTGGACGACGCGGGCATGGGAGCCGTCGCCCGTTGGGCTGAAAGCCTCTCGCCGCAAGACCAAGATGATGTCTGGTCTGCGGCAAAAAACTAACCGGGAACGCCGAGCTTCGCGCAGCCCTGAACTGCGTCAGGAACGGCGTTCCCTATCAAGAAGCAATGGAATTGGACGCCGTTGAACTACTCGCCTTCGAACTGATCTTCGGAGAACTGGAAGGCGGGGAGTTCGATTGGTCAAGCAAGCGTTGGAAGCAAAAGGACTAAATGGGAACTCTACTCGGCTTTGCCGCTAAACTCGCAGCGATTCAGGGCGGCGCCCTGATCGCGCAGCAGCATGCGTTGAGTGAAGGCGCCAAGATCGTCCACGAAGAAGCGCAGGACCGTATCGGAACCTATCAGACTGATGCTGGTCCTTTCGCTGCTTGGCCCACGCTGGCCCCGTCCACTATCGAAGAGCGTGTCCGCCAAGGCTACTCGGCCAGCGAGCCGCTGCTTCGCACTGGCGAAATGCGCGAGAGCCTCGAATGGAACGCCTCGCCTTTCGAAGCCAACATCGGGTCGGACAGCCCGGTCGCCAAGGCTCAAGAACTCGGTGACGGCGAAGACCTACCGGCGCGTTCGTTCCTCGGGGGCGCCGCCTACACCAAGGAACAAGAGGTCGTAGACAAGATCGGTCAGGAACTGGTCGCCGCCTACATCATCGGGAGCCTGATCCGATGAACGTCTACGGCATCAACGTCCACATCGGCCTGACCGGCGGATTGTTCGCGGCCCTCGGCCCGATCATTGGCCGCATGGGCAACCTGAACAGCAAAATCGGCACGGTCACGTCGAGCCTGACGAAGATGCAGTCGGCTGGCCTCGGGCTGGCCGCCATCGGCGTCGGCGCGGCTGCTGCTGGCATCGGTATGGCCAAGGGCGCGCTGGCGATCAGCAACGCCGCCAATGACCTCAACGCCGCCAAGACCCGACTGCTGACCGCTGGTATCGCCCCGGACATCGCAGCCCGCTACGTCAAGCAAGCCCGCATTCTGCGGACCTCGGCTCTCGGGGTCGCGTCTCACGAACGGGTCGGACTGATGAACGACCTTCATTCGGTCTTTGGTGATCCGAATGAAGCGATCCGTGCGTCACGCCCCTACATGCAAGCTTTCGCGGCCTACCGTTTCCAAAACCGCGACGCGGACCCGGAAGGCAAAGGCTTCAACAATGCGGCCAAGGCCGTTGACCTCGGTGGCCGGGCAATCGCGGCCAACGGTGGCCTCGACGTTGCGAAGTTCCAAAGCGAACTGCGCTTGATGAACGCGATTTCGACCTACACAAACGGTCGCGTCACCTTGAACGACCAATACCTGTTCGCCCGTGGTGCGGGCATCGCCAACAAGGGGCTGACCCAAGACGGCTACCGCAACTTGGCTCCGCTGATGGAAGGCATGGGCGCCGAAAAGGTCGGCACGGCCCTGATGACGACCTTCCAAAACCTGATTGGCGGCTCGATGAAGCGCGGGGCTGTGAACCAGCTTGTCGGTGCCGGTCTGGTTGATCCGAACATGGTCCGCAACGTCGGCGCGGGATCGTTCGTGCTGGATCGTGGCGCGCTGAAGGGCACTGACCAGTTCCAGTCGGACCCGGCTGGATGGGTCCGCGACGTGCTGATGCCAGCCGCTTTCAAGTCGCAGGGGATCGGAGCCGACGCCAGCGCACAGCAGAAGAAGGATGCGATGATGAACTTCATCAGTCCGCTGAAGCTGGACCGCCGCGCCAAGGGCTTCCTGTCTGAAACTGCCTTCGGGATGATCGACGGGACGTGGGAGCGCGATGTGAAGAACATCCGCAACGCTGAAGGCGTGGACCCCTATTCGACCCACCTGAAGAACAGCCCGGCGGCGAACCAAGCCGCCCTCGGAACCGCATGGGGCGACCTGAAAGCAGCCTTGGGCGAAGCCGCTGGCCCGGCCCTGATCCCGCTGATCCAGAACCTGACCATGGCGATCACCATGATCACCACATGGGCAGAGGCGAACCCGGAAGCCGTAGGCAGCATCGTGAAGGGCCTCTTCATCTTCGGCGTGGCGTTGGCCGCCTTCGGGGTGGTGCTGGCTATCGTCGGCGTTGCGATCCTTGCCGTGACCTTCCCAATCGTGGGCACCGCCTTGGCCATTGCCGCTGGCGTCGCTGCGATTGTCGCTGCTGTCGCATGGCTGATGACGCTCGACTGGAAGGCCATCGGCCTCTTCGTGGTCCGCAAATTCACGGGAATCCGCGACACCATCGGTCGTTGGATCGGCGGCTTTGTGACGTGGATGGCTGAACGCATTGCCGTGCTGAAGGGTATCATCGACAGCGTGCGGTCGGCCCTTTGGGACGGCATCAAACGTCTGTTCACGGGCCTTGGCGACTGGATCAAGAACCAGATGGCGGGCACCCCGGCGGCCACGGCTGAACAGCAGGAACGCAACCAGAGCATCCCCGGCAACACCATGCGGGGCAGGGGAGGCGTGCCAGATGCGGCGGGCGTCCTACGCCCGTCCAGCTACGTCGGCCCGCCCCCGCGCAATGGCGGCGGACAAGTCATCCATACGACCGTCAACATGGACGGTCGCGCTATCGCAACGCAGGTGGACCGCCACCTTGCGTCGAACAACCGACACAACACCGGCCCGACCGGTGGCGACCCCGGTCTGTCTTGGTCCGGGGCGGAAAGCTTCGCCTGATGTCTATCTCTTCCTTCCTCGCCGGAACGCAGATCACTGTTCCGGCCATTGCCGATTTTGTCCCTGCGTCCACCGGCGGCGCCGCGCAACAGGCGCCAACGGCCTCGTCGCCCATGAGCCTCGGCGATTTCCACTTCACAGCCTTCGAAGTGCCCGAGAACATTCAGCACGGCATCAAGCAGATCACGGTGACGCACACCCTGATCGGCGGTCGCCGCGTCGTGGACGCGATGGGTGCCAGCTACGACCCGATCAAATGGGACGGAATCCTGCTGTCCGCTGACGCTGAAGACCGCCGAGACACCCTCAAGCGCATGGCCGCGTCAGGCCGAAACTATACCCTGACATGGGGCAACACCGCGCTCGACGTGGTGATTGAGGATGTCCAGTTCGATGAAAAGTCGGCGTTCCAAATCGCCTACGCCATCACCGTCTGCGTCCTCGAAACGGCTGTCACTGAAGCGGTCCAAGGATCGGCCCTACAGGCGGCTACGACAGACTTGAGCAACGCCGTGGGCGTATCGGCTCCAACCGGTCTGACAGGCATCAGGGACAGCCTCTCGGGCGTCCTGAAAACCGCGCAGCAGGTCCGCAGCGGCACGGCCCAGATCGTCGGTGTGTGGAATGGTTTGAACGCCGCCAAGCATCAGATCGACAATGCCATGGCCGACGCCAACGGCGTCATCGGAGCCATCGGGTCAATCGGCTCGATCACCGAGAACACCAGCAACACCATCAACGATCTTGAGCGGGCTTCGAACGCTTTCGAACGCCTCGCGCAGCTTGGCGCGACAGGCGGATATGTCGGTCGTGCCATCGTCAATGTCAGAGGACTTACTGGATTCTGACAAAAACGCCCTAATACACGCCTAAATCGAACTGGCAGATAAATAGATGTGCTCAAGCAATAAAGGAGAGCACATCAATGAACAATACTATCACACAACAAGAGCTAAAAGAATATCTTTCCTACGACGAGAATACGGGAAAGTTCATCTGGCTGAAGACCAACTTTAAGGGTCGCGTAGCCGGAAACGTCACCAGCGAAGGCTACATCAACATCTGCGTGAAGCGCAAAATCTATAAGGCACATCGACTGGCGTGGTTTTACGTCCACGGCGTCTGGCCGAAAGATCAGATCGACCACAAGGACCGCAAACGGGCGAACAACGCGATCAAGAATCTCCGCGAAGCAACCGGAAGCGAGAATATGTGGAACAGCGCGGCCCAAAAAAACAACAAGTCGGGCTTCAAGGGCGTCTCTTGGTGCAAGCGCACCAAAAAGTGGATCGCATTCTTGATGTTCAACAAGAAGAACCGTCGTCTCGGATCGTTCAACACTAAACAGGAAGCCGCAGCCGCCTATCAAGGCGCGGCCCGCGTCCTGTTCGGTGATTTCGCCCACTATACGAAAGTCGCCTAAATGAAGACCGTCACTGTCTCGGGGACCAGCGTGTCCCGCATCGCCGCCAAAGAACTCGGGGATGCCCGTCAATGGGCGCGGATCATGGAAGCCAACGGCTTCTTTGATGCCGTGGTCCGGGCGCCGTCGAACGTCAAAATCCCCGAGCGTGACGCGAACGCCCCAACGGTCCCGTCCACCTAAATATTGGATGGATGAGACTACCAGTCAGCTTGATTCAATCGTCGTGCAGGGGCGGGGGCCAGTCCTCCGTCGCCCGCGCGCTCGGGTGCTGATCAACGGCGAAGAACTGCCCGGCCTGAAGGCCGCCAATGTTCGCAAAAACAACTACTTTCATGCCGATACCTTCGACGTGACCTTCGCTCTCTGGTTCGTCGGCGCCAAAGGCCCGTCGTGGTGGCTTGCCCAAGATAAGGTCGATGTCGAAGTCCAGATGGGGCGGGAGCCGCAAGAGGGCGAGATTGCTTGGCGGACTGTCCTGAAGGGCAAGGTCGATGACATCGACATGACGTGGGGCAATGGCAGTCTGTCGCTGAAGGGCCGGGACAAGACCGCCCTTATGATCGACGCCAAGACCCGCGAAGCTTTCCACAACAAGACCGCTTCGGAAATCGTCACCACACTGGCCGCACGCCATGGGCTGACGGCCGACGTGACCGCGACCACCACCCGCGCTGGCACCTACTATGAGCGCGATCATGTGTCGGTGAACAACGGCGAGTTCAGCCGTGCCCAGACCGAATGGGACACAATCACCTACCTTGCCCGGCAAGAGGGCTTCGATGCTTGGGTGTCCGGGGACACGCTCTACTTCAAGCCATTGTCGGAAGATCGGTCAGAGGCTTTCGTCATCACGCTGGCCGAACCCGAACGCTCGGGACAGATGACCATCGCGGCACAGGCGAACGTCAAAAACTTCGCCCTGACCCGCAACCTCGCGCTGGCCAAGGACATCAAGGTCATCGTCCGGTCGTGGAACTCCAATCACGGCAAGCGGTATGAGGCCAAGACAGAGAGCAAGAAACCCGCGCGCGGTCGCAACGCGACTTCAGGCGGCGGTTCCGGCGATGATGTCACGGAATACCACTACACCTTCCCCAACCTGACACAGGCCGAAGCGCAGGTTCGTGCCAACAAGCTGCATGAACAGATCAGCCGTCAGCAGTGGACCATCGAGTTCGAACTTCCCGGCTCCCTCGGTCTGGACCCTCGCCAAAAGGTGACGATCCAAGGCATCGAGCGGGCACAGGACGAACTCTACTACGTCGATAGCGTCGATCTTGGCATGGACGCGAACGGCGGATGGACCATGCAGGTCCGAGCCAAAAACACGCCTGAACCCAATGGGGAGGCATCCCCGCAATGAGCAACCAGCTTACAAACTCGGTCCTTGGCCGCGTCGCACAGCAGCAGCAGACACAGGGACAGCCTCGCGCTGGCACCGTCGCCAGCTACGACCCCAAAACCTTCCTTGCGAAGGTGATGATCGAACCGGATGGCATTCTGACGGGGTGGCTTCCGATCAGCACCGTGGCCGTAGGTTCCGGCGCCATGCGCGTCGCTCCAACGGTTGGCGATCAGTGCCTTGTCGTTCCCCAAGAGGGTGACAGCGGCTCGCTGGTCATCACCGGCTTCATTCATTCCCAATCGGCCCGTCCGCCGCAGAAAGCGGACAGCATCAGAGGCAACGAAGCCGAACTGAAATCTGGCGAAGGTTTGTGGTTGGGTCCGCGCGGACAGTTCGTCCGCATGAACGCTGACGGCTCGGTCCTGATGAAGGCCGACAAGATCAACCTTGAAGGCGACCTCCACGTCACCGGCGACGTGACCGTTGAGGGTAAGGCGACCGTCGATGGCGATGTCACATCCAAGAGCGAGATTATCGACGTTGAGGGCAAGCTTTCCGATCTGCGTGAAAACTATAACACCCACCTTCACCCGACTGGTGGTGCTGGTTCCAAGTTCACACTGAAGACTACGAAACCAGACTAATCAGCGGGGTCTTTAGCTGTCCCGATAAATATTGGAATGGCTACCAAGATCAAAAAAACTAATGGTGATGTGCTTGTCACGATCCCCGAAGGCGAAATCGACGCTTCGGCAACTCCCCTTGAACTGATCGGGGAGGGTGCCGAAGACTGGATCGTGGCCATGAACCAGAATTGGGTTCGGAGCCTCGAAAACTTCGCAGGATCGACCCCGCCGGTAGCCCCGCTTTTGGGTCAGTTCTGGTTCGATACGGCGACGCGCACCGTCAAGTTTTGGGACGGGGACGAATGGCTGTTCCTGAATGGCCGATCCGAATCCACCGAAGACGATGCAGAGGATGTCGGCGTTCCTTCCGAGGAAGGCGTCGCCGGGATTGATCAAACGATCCTCGACGCAATCGAAGCGGCGAAGGTTGAGATCGAAGCCGCGCTGGCTGAAGGCCAACGCCTCTACGAAGAGCGCGAACGTCTGGCCGCCGACGCCCGCGCTGCGGCTGAAGCCCTGTTGCAGGACGGCCAAGACCTTCTGAACGACCGTGTTGATGACGCCTTCGCTCAACTGTCGCTGGTCGATCCTCTCGCCGGGTCCATCGGCGAACGGGTTATCCAGCACCAACAGGCGATTGATGGCCAAGCCATCCTGATCGCTGCTGTCGAGAGCGTGGCGGACAACGCCAACGCGGCGGTTCTGTCTCTGTCGCAAGCCATCACGGACGCGGATTATGCGACCGCTGAAGACCTGACGGTTGTCCGTTCGGCTCTCGAAGACGACTTGGCTGCAACGAACGCACAGGTGTCTTTCCTCGCCAACACCGTCAGCGGCGGCAACGGCTCTATCTCAATCCTGATCGAAGGTGTCCGCACGGATTTCGAGGCGGCCGACGCCGACCTTACGTCCGAAATCTTCGAACTGCGTCAGACCACCACGACCGCGACCGAAGCGGCGGCGGATCGTCTCGACCTGATCGAAACCGACATCAACACGGCGACGACTGGCCTGAAGGCCAAGGTGCTGTCGCACACCACCACGCTGGCCGACCTGAACACCAACAAGGTCAGCATCGGCGACTTCCAAATCCTCGAAGCGAAGGCTGTCGCAAAGGCCAAGACCTACGTCGGCACGACCCTGCCCACCAACGTCCCGGCGGGCACGCTCACGGCGGGGGACATCTTCTACAAGACCAACGAGAACAACCGCGTCTACCGCTGGTCTGGCACCGCGTGGGCGCCGGTCGATGACACGCGGTCACCGACCTTCGTGGGCGCAACTGCCCCGGCGGCCGGTGTCTCGCGCCTTGGCGACCTGTGGGTGAAGACCCCGGAAAACCTGCTTTACCGCTTCGACGGGACGAACTGGATCAAGTTCGAAGACCCGCGCGTGGGACAGGTGGTCGCGACCGTCCAGAGCCACACCGATGTTATCGCAGACCTGCCGAACAACTACGCTGGGGCCACGGTCTTCAACCAGATCAAGAGCGAGGTTGAGGGCGCCCGCAACGGCAAGCCGAATCTCGCCGCCGAAATCGGAAACGTCCGTCAGGTCATCACGGATGGCCTGAACTTGAAGGCTTCGGCCGCTGATCTGAACCTTCTGAAAGCCGAAGTGGAAGGGGCGCGTAACGGCTCGGCCAACCTGTCGGCCCAACTGCTGGCGATGCGAACGGCAACGTCAGATGGCCTTGCTTTGAAGGCGACTGCGACCGATGTGGACACTATTCGGACTGAAATTAGGGACGCCCGCAACGGCTCTCCGAACCTATCCGCTCAACTAACCAGCATGCGGACGGCCACTTCGGATGGCCTCGCCTTGAAGGCTGCTGCGTCAGATTTCAATCTCATCAAAGCCGAGGTCGAAGGCGCCCGAAACGGGTCTGCCAACCTAAACGCACAGCTTCAGACCATGCGAACCGTCGTGTCGGACGGCCTCGCGCTCAAGGCGACGGCTACCGAGGTTAACACGATCCGCGCCGAGTTGGTGAATGCCCGAAACGGCAAAGCTAACCTATCCGCAGAACTGACCAGCATGCGGACGGCCACGTCCGATGGTTTGGCTGGCAAGGCTGCGGCCACGCGCGTCGATGCTCTCGAAGTTGCTGCTCGCTCTCTTCCAAACTTGATCAAAAACGGCGACTTTACGAACGGCCTGACCAATTGGGAACGCGACGGCGCGGGACCGGCCAGCGACATTGGAACTTACTACCACGAAACTCTTGGGTCCATCGGCTGGATCAAGGGTGCGGTCAGCTATATCGCGTCGGACCTTTACCGAATTAATCCCGGCAATCCGGTCAGCCTGTCTTTCGAAGGCGAGCGGGGAGGGGGCGACGGCACTGCGTGTATCCAATGGCTTCCCGGCTACGGCCAAACCGGACACGTCGCGATCCCGACGCAATGGGGTATCCGCGCCAAATCGGAAAACAACATCGCTCCCGCCGGAACGACACACTTCCGCGTGGTCATCGCCAAGGGCACGGCGTCCCAAATCCACTTTGCCCGCATCAAGGTGAACGCAGATGCGGTCGCCACGAACTGGTCGAACGAAGCCAGTGTCTACGACACCAATGCCCGGATCAATAACGCTGAAAATGTGATCCTCGACTTGCCAAACAACTACGCAGCGGCAGCGACCTTCAATCAGATCAAGAGCGAGGTCGAAGGCGCCCGCAACGGCAAGCTGAACCTCGGGGCCGAAATCAGCAGCGTTCGCCAGACCGTCACGGACGGGCTGAACCTGAAAGTCGATGCCACCGAATACAACACGCTGAAGGCCGAAATCACGAACGCTCGGAACGGTAAGCCGTCCGTGTCCGCGCTGCTGGCCGATATGCGTCAGGCCACTGTCGATGGCGATAACGCTGCTGGTCTGCGTCTGAACAGCATGGAAGCGGCCACGCGCTCGCTCCCCAATCTGATCAAGAACGGCGACTTTACGAACGGTCTGACGAGGTGGGAGCGTGATGGCGCGGGACCAGCCAGCGACATCGGGACTTACTATCACAACACACTTGGGACCATCGGCTGGATCAAGGGCGCGGTCAGCTACATCGCGTCGGACTTTTACCCGATCAACCCCGGCGATCCGGTCAGCCTGTCCTTCGAAGGGGAGCGGGGAGGGGGCGACGGCACTGCGTGTATCCAGTGGCTCCCCGGCTATGCCCAAACGGGACACGTCGCGATCCCGACGCAGTGGGGAATCCGCGCCAAGTCGGAAAACAACGTCGCACCCGCAGGGACGACGCACTTCCGCGTGGTCATCGGCAAAGGCACGGCCACGCAAATCCACTTTGCTCGCGTCAAGGTGAACGCTGATGCCGTGGCCACCAACTGGTCGAACGAAGCCAGTGTCTTTGACACGAACGCTCGGATCGGCGTGGTCGAGACGGTCACCACGAACGGCACATTCGCTACGGCCAATCGCGTCAACGATCTTCAGGCGACGCTTCAAACCCGAAACAATCTTTGCCCGAATGGCGGCCTCGAAAACGGGCTGACGGGCCTCACCGGTCCATCAGGAATGACGCTGACCACTAACGGTTGGGGGCCTCAAGTTCTTGTCTACAACACCGGGACCGGCACACAGGTCATCAATTTCCCGAAGTTCAGCGTCTTTGGTGGGAACTGGTATACGATCAGCGGCGACACCGTGCTTTTCGCCGCGTCGAACCACTCCGCATATCTCGACCTGATCTTCTTCGACGCCGCCGGGAATGTGGTTCAGGACGGTCCCGAAAAGGCGATCTACGGACAGCACGATTTCAGCAACGCCCCGTCGCGTCTGCAAGATCACGCCGCCCAAACACTGGCACCGGCCAACGCTGTGACGGCACAGGCTCGGGCTGTTTTCAGTGCGACCAATGCCACGGTGATCGGCGTCCGCCGGGTCAAGGTCGAGATGGGGCAGCTTCCGGCCACCCAATACACGGCTGAAGCCTCTGGCGTTCAGGCTGGCGCCCGCATCAAGGTGGTCGAAGATGTGACCACCAACGGCACCTTCGCGACCGCTTCAACCACTTCGCAGATTTCGGCACGGGTCGATGCCCAAGGCGGCAACCTGCTGATCAACACGGATTTCCAATCCGGCACCGGTGGGTGGTCACCCGGCGGTCAGGTCGTGACGCCCTTGATCGTAAACGGGGCGGGCGATCCTTGGCATCCGGTGGGCGAAAACGTCATCGGCTTTAACGTCCAAGGCAATGCTGGCTACAGCGATATCAACTCGGATCGCGTCTCTGTCGAACCGGGCAAATGGTATGATCTGTCCGCCTACATCGCGTGCCACCGCGCTAACGCGAACATGTATATCGGTTGGTTCAACGCCGCTGGCACCAACCTCGGATACAATGATGGTCCCGGTGAGTTCGTCCCCGGAGCGGGTGGCCAAAACTTGGCTGGCTTCACTCGCCGCTGGTTCAAGGCACAGGCACCGGCCAATGCCGCTTACGCCTTCGTCATCTTCCGCAAGATGGCGACGAACCAAAGTAATGATTCATGGATGTGGGTCTGTCGCCCGATGTTCGGCGAATGCAGCGCGTCCACGACTTCCGTGCGACCGTTCTCGCACGGCAATGCGCGCCAGCTTGCTGGCCTGATCACCGATGCCCGCAATATCGCCGTCGATACGCGGGGCCGCGTTCAGGCGACCGCTGGCCTGACTGTCCAAGCTGGTAGCCGTGTCGCCGGGATGAAGTTCCACGCCACGGACGGCTCTGATCAGAGCTATTCGAGCATCGACTTCAACGCCGACACCTTCCGCGTTTGGGACACCAACACCAACACCGGCATCCCGCCCTTCGAAATCCGCAACGGCGGCGTTCGCATGAAGTCGGCCTTCGTGGACCGCCTGTCCGTGGGCACGTCGATCACGCTCGGCTCGGGTATCCAGTTCCGCGTTGCGGTCCAGCCGATTGATGTGTCCGTCACGGACGGCCAGTCGGTGAATTTCGGCTATGACCTCGGGGCTAACCCGACGCTTCAGTTCGCGGGCAACAACCTCGCGCCGCTGAACGCGGGCGAAACGTATAACCTCTATGCCGAAAACCTGTCCCCGACCGGCTTCATCGCCCGTCTGAAAATCTCGACACCCGCCACGCCGTCGAACCTAAACACCGGTCTTATGGGGGCGTCCGCCAACGGCCCGACCACTCACCACGCCTATCTTGACCAGTATGGTGGGCGCACGAACTCGGGCAGCTATAACGTCCGCGTCGTCGGCTACAACCGCGTCTACCGCAACCGTTTCCAGAACCCCGGCGGCTATTACGAATACCAGCCCGACGATCCCTATAACGAGGTTCAAGGCGAAACGTGGATCACCGTTTACGGCTGGAATGGTGGCGCATGGGTTGAACTGTCCACGATCTGGATTGGCCCGACCTTCAGCGGCGCCAATGGCTACACCGACCAATATTTCGATCAGACCGAGAGCGTCCAAACCGGGTCGAACATCAGCCACATCGGCGTCGCCGTGACGAACCGGACTTTTGCTGAATCCCGCGTCGATAACCTTGGGATTAACTGGCAGACGCAGGGGGCGGGCGGCGGCCTTCGCTCGGCAACGCCGAACGGCCAAGTGTCGTCCGTCACAATCCGCCCGCGCACCTAAATATCGTATGGACCCAATCGTCACCTATCCCCGCTACTCGCTCGAAGCCGATTGTCTGGCTTCTCAAACCGAAGTCCCTGAAGGGCCTCTGGAATGCGAGTGCGGGCGCAAATGGCCCGCTGCTGGTTTGTTCGATGCGTCTGATTATGACGATCTTGAAGGCGACTGGCGTTGCATCATTTGCTTCTCGGCAATCGACCGGGAAGAGACTCTTGCACGGGAACTGGCAGAAGCCCCGGCGCCGTCGTGGGCGAAGACATGCCAGCACGGAAACGCCATCCGTGCCGAACGCTGGCAACGGCTCAACGTCTGCGATTGGACAGACCTCCCAAGCGCGCCTCTGTCCGAAGAGGCGAAGGCGGATTGGCAAGCCTATCGACAGGCCCTCCGTGACCTGACGACAGATTACGCATCACCCGATGACGTGATCTGGCCAACGCCTCCGTCCTGACCAGCCTAATCAGCCCCGCCGATAAATACTGGCATGGCTGACCTCTCTCACATCCACGGGCAAGATTTGACCGTTTCGGCTACCGGCGGGCTGCTGCTTTCCAGCGGCACCGAACACGGTCAGCAGCGCGTCATCCGCCGGTTGATGACCAATCCCGGCGACGACCAATGGACCCCCGAGTATGGCGGCGGCGCACCCGCCTTCGTGGGTTCGACGGCTTCCGCTGATCGCATCCGTGCGGCCTTCCTGAAGCAAATGCGGATGGAAGCTGTCGTGGACCAGTCCGTTGCTCCGAGGGTCACCGTCACCGCTCTACCGAACGGCACGACCATGGCGACCGTCGAATATCGGGATGCCCAAGGCGTCACGTCCCGCACCACAATTCCAATGGGGGACCGCTGATGGCTCTTGAACTCCGAAACCACGACCAGATCGTCAATGAAACTGCGGCCATTGCCCAACAATCGTGCCCCGATCTGACCGATCTGACACCCGGCTCCGCATTCCGCGCCCTGCTTGAGGCGGCGGCCTTCAATGCCGAGTGGCAACAGTTCCTAACCGTCGCCGTGCTGCGTCAGACGCGCGCCGCGACCAGCCGGGGTGAAGACCTCGATTCCTATTTCGGCGATTTTGGTCTGACCCGCCTCGGTTCAGTGTCGGCATCTGGCACGGTCACGTTCAGTCGCTTCAGCACGACCGGCACCGCGCTGGTCCCGCTTGGGTCCATCGTGAAGACGGTGGACGGGACCGTATCGTTCACCGTCGTCAAAGACACGGCAAACCCGCGTTGGGACATCGGCTTGAATGGCTACGTCATCGCCGGTGGCGTCGGCTCGGTCACCGTGCCTGTCGCCGCGTCTACGCCGGGGGCTTCCGGCAACGTCCGTGCGGGCACCATCACGATGATCGCTTCCGCTATTCCCGGCATCGATTCCGTGGCGAACGCCGCAGGTTTCCAAAACGGTGCGGACGGGGAGAGCGACGAAGCCTTCCGCGCCCGGTTCACGAACTACATCAACACCCGATCACAGGCGACGACCGGCGCGGTCGAATATGCCGTGGCTTCGGTCCAACAGGGCCTGACCTTCAAGATCGTCCAGAACAAGGACGCTGCGGGCAATGAGAGCCGGGGCAGCTTCGTGATCTTCGTGGATGACGGCACCGGCTCCCCGCCGGATGCTCTGATGTCTGCAATCTACGACGCTGTGAAGGCTGCGGCCCCGATCAGCATGCCGTTCTTCCTTCTTCCCGCGAAGGTCGTGACCGCCAACGTCAGCCTGACGATCAAGGCCAAGCCCGGCTATTCGAAGGCTTCGCTTATCGGCGCCGTCGCTGCTGCGATCCAAGATCACATCAACTCGCTCGGTGTCGGCGAACCTCTGTCGTTCTACCGGCTGGCGCACGTCGCGCAGGATACCGTTGAAGGCGTCCAAAGCGTCGATACACTGCTGCTGAACGGACACGCAGAGAACGTCGGCGGCGAACCCAATCAATCGGTGCACGCCGGTAGCATCGCGGTGTCCTGATGGCTGTTGGGGATCGCGAATTCTTCAAAGACCTGATGCTTCGCCACCAGCTTCCAACAGGCTGGTTCGATGAAGAAGGTCAGGTCATCAACGCCGTGTTGGACGCGCTGGCGAGCGCGCCCGCGTTCAACTTCAAGCAACTTCTCTACGTCGCGCAGCAGAACCGGTTGGCCACCGCCACCGAGATGAACTTGGACCTGATCGCCGAAGATTTTTTCGGCAAAGGCTTGTTCCGCCGACGCAAAGGGGAGGGTGACGCAAGCTATCGCCTTCGCATCGCGAAAGAGCGTCTTCGTCCCCGTGCGACCCGCCAAGCGATGATCGACATGATCACCGATCTGACCGGCGTCGCCCCCGACATTTTCGAGCCGGGCAATGTCTCCGACACGGGGAGCTACGGCTACGACATGGCCTATGGCGAGGACGGCGCCTACGGCTCTTTGAACCAGCCATATGAGTTCTTCATGTCGGTCACCCGGCCGCAGGGACAGGGCATCCCGGTCGTGGCCGCCTATGGCTCCGACGATGGGGCCTACGGCTCGGGGAACATCGAATACGCCTCCCTCGACAACATCGAGGGCGAGGTCACCGACACCGAAATCTATCAGTCCATCGCCCGCACGGTGCCCGCCGGTGTGACCGCGTGGACTGAAATCAAGAGCGGCACATAAGCACCGCCCGATAAATATAAGAAACGACAGGACAGCTAATGGACCGCACAATTGTTTACACGGGGGCGATCCCCCAAGACGCCGACATCCTCAACACGAACCGCAACATGGTGCGTGCAATCGGCCATTTGGCGCGGGGCATTTGGGGCACGAACAGCGTCGCCGCCGGTCTGGACGCCACGCCCGCTTCACCCCTTTCGCTGAACTTCCGTATCGGCCCCGGCATGGTCACCGTGCTTCAGAGCATCGACGCCACGTCCTATGGCTCGCTCGCCGCCGACAACAATCAGACCGTCAAGGTCGGGTCCATCGACACCACCACGACCTTCCCTGTCGTTGCTCCCACGACCGCCGGTCGCTCGGTGAAGTATCTTGTCCAAGCCGCGTTCGATCAGCAGGACACCGACAACAAGGTTCTGCCCTACCGCAACGCGGCCAACCCCTCGCAGCCTTACGCTGGCCCGGCGAACTCGGGCACGGCGCAGCCGACCGTTCGACGTGAGACGGTTGCCCTTCAGGCGAAGCGCGGCACCGAGGCCACGACCGGCTCTGAAGCTGTCCCCGCCGTGTCGGCTGGCTATGTCCCGCTGTGGGTGATCACCGTCGCTTACGGTCAGACGACCGTGACCGCTGCGAACATCGCGCCGCACCCGGAAGCCCCGTGGACCTCGAAACTGACGGACCTGTTCGCCAAGATCGACAGCCCCACGTTCGTCGGCACCCCCAAGGCTCCGACGCCGACGACGGCGGATGGCATCGCCACCAAGGCTTACGTCGATGCGATCCTGTCGGGTGCGGGCGTGTCCGTCGCGGCTGATCCCAACACCATCGCCAAGCGCAACGGCGCGGGCGCGCTGGTCGCCACGTCGTTCATCGGTAAGGCGACTACGGCTGGCGCGGCCGACACCGCGACGAACGCGACAAACGCGCAGAACGCGGTCAACGCACAGCGAGCGGAAAACGCGGATAACGCGACCAACGCAGTGAATGCCCAAAACGCCCAGACCGCCAACACCGCCAACACAGCGGGTTCGGCGACCACGGCTGGATCGGCGAACCAAGCGGGGAATGCTGCGAAACTCGACAACAAGAACGCCTCGGTCGCTACGGCGGCTGACACCGTGGTCGTGCGCGACGCCGGTGGCAATGTGAACGCCAACGTCTTCAACGGTCGCGCGACCTCTGCGGCTTACGCCGACTTCGCCGAACGCTTTGAAGCTTCTGAAGACCTTGAGCCGGGCGACGTGGTGTCCTTCGGCGGCGACAAGGAAATCTGCAAAGCCGGTTGGTCTGGCTCGGTCTTTGGCGTCGTCTCGACGGCCCCGGCCTACCTCGCCAACGCCGAAGCTGGTGACGACAAGTCCCACCCGGCGGTCGCATGGCAAGGCCGTGTCCCGGTCAAGGTTCTCGGTCCCGTCGAGAAGTTTGATCTGCTGGTGATGTCTTCGATCCCCGGCGTTGCCCACGCCGCGAAAGACGCTGTTTCGACCGACGTGTTCGGCCGCGCTCTTGAGGACAAAGCTTTCGAAGGTGTGTCGCTGGTCATGGCCGTGGTGAAGGCTCGAATCTAATGGCCGTCATTTCCGCAGCAGATCGGAACGCGCTGGCGACCGCATACAACTCTCTTCTCGGCACCAACATTTCGATGGTGACGCCCGGCGCCGTGATCGACGACGCCGACTGGACCAGCATGTATGACAAGGTGAAGGCCGCCTGTGACGCTTCAGGGCGCCCATGGTCAGGTCCGAACCGCGCCAGCCTTACGCTCGGTCTTCCGATCACGCTTCAGGCTTGGCCGATGCCGGGTGATGCTATCCCCGACGCACAGACGCTCGGCTTTGACCGCACAACGTCATGGACCGCCCCGAGCGGTGTGACTTCCGTGATGTTCAACTGGATCGTCGCCGGTGGCGGCGGTGGCGGCGCCGGAACCGAATACGGAAATGGCGGTGGCGGCGGTGGCGGCGGATCGGGCGGCTTTGGTCGCTACATCGAAGTGCCGTGCAAACCGGGCGACAAGTTCGTCTTCACCATCGGGGCAGGTGGCATTGGTGCTGCTACCCCGACCGTCAACGGCAAACCAAGCAACAACCTTCCAGTCCGCGACGGATCAGTGGGAGGCCAGACGACTGTCACGCAGAACGGCGCCGTGATCTTCACCGCCACCGGCGGCGAAGGCGGCATCACGTCGAGGAACACCAATCAGGCGGCCCAAGTATCACAAGGCGGCACTGGTGGTCTTCCGAGCGGCCTGACGGGTCAGCTTGGCCCCGGTGGGACTAACGACCGCGCATCGACCTTTGGGGGCGGTGGGGCGCCGGGTCCGACACAGGGAAGCTTCGGCGGCGCCGGTGGCCTTGCTGGTGGTGGTGGTGACCGCGTGACCGGCGCATCGGCTGGGAAGGCCGGGGTCGGCCATGGATCGGGCGGCGGCGGTGGCGGCTGCAAAGATCGCTATGACGGCGGTGGATATTGGTTCGGTGGGCAAGGGGCCAACGGCTTCGTCGAAATCACCTTCCCGAGCCAAGGCGCATTTGGGGGAACCCCGGCTGCGATCAATACCACCTACAACACGACTGCCCCGGTGACGGCGGGTGGTTCGACCGGCGGTGGCTACACCGGCGGTGGCCGGGGAAATGGCCTCGAAAGCTTCGTTGTCACGATGCAGAGCGTCTGATGACGACGGCTTCTGACAACAGAATTGGCGAGCGTATTGCCAGCCTTGAAACCGAGGTAAAGGGCATGACTACGGCCGTCGAGAAACTGACCGGGAAATTCGATGAACTCGGGGACAAGATGGCGAACAAGATCGCCACCGAGGTCGCGCATTCAAAAGCCAACATCATGCAGGTGGTGAACACCAAGGCTGATGAGGCAATGACCAACCATCGTCTGACCAACCTTGAACGGGATATGGCGACGAAGGCACCGAACGATTCCTTCAAGGAAATCCGCAACTTCATCATCGGCGCATGTCTACTGGTGCTGGTCGCTTTCGGCTCTGGTGTGACCGCGCTGGTCATCAACACGAATAGCAACGCCAAGACAGAGCGGACGCAGCAACTTCAGGACCAACGCCAGCAGCAACAGGCTCAAATCCCGCACCTTCCCGCGCCTGTTGTGGTGCCCACCAAATGACCGCGATCCTCGCCGACATCGCCGCAAGCCCGATGTATTCCAAGATCGCCGGATGGTCCCTGATCGTCCTCGCGTGCATCGGGATCATGTGGTTCGGAGCCAGCCAGATTACCCACCGCGTCGAGACGTGGAAGGCCGGGGTGGTCGAAGCCGCCCACGCCGAAGTTCGCGAAGAGCAACTGAAGGAAGGGCTGGCCCACGCAGAGAAGGTGGCCAGCCTGAATCGTCGCCTCGCCGAATCCGAAACCCGGTTCAACGAGAAGGCCGCAGCCCGTCAGTCAGCCATCGTAGGCCAGACGCGGACAGCAGAGGCCAACGTCAGGCAACAGATTGCAGACGGCGACATCGTTGCCGGGGCACTGTCGCCGGTGACCTTAGCGGCCATCGACCAGTTCGAACTAATGGAAACGGAGCGCATCCGGGCGGGCCGATAAATACCGGCATGAAAGCCCTGATCTGTCTCGCCCTGTCCGCCCTTGTCCTCGGGGCATGCGCCACCGCTCCCACGCCCACCGTCATCACCAAGACCGAGTTGGTCCCGGTGTCCGTGGACCACGATCTTTTCGGTCTGGACCTCTGCCCGTCGTGGCCCCCGAAAGGCGGACTTCATCGTCGCCGGGACCGATGAAGAGGGGCTGTCCTACCTGACGGCGGGCTATCTGGCCTACCGATGCGAGCGCGAGGCAAGAATTTCTGCGGGCGAGCGACAGCGCGAAATCGAACTACAGATCACCCGCGACGGGGCCGCGCGCCCCTGACCGAGGGGCCGGGACCAACTACAGATTCCCGATCCTGAATACTCACGGCAAATCCTGTGTATTCGCGGCACCCGCCGTTGTTCAGGCGAGGCCGTGACAACCACCCCTCCCGGCCTGTCCGCGCCCGCCTTTGTTTGGATCGGGGAGGTGCGAGTATTTGCCCCATTCGAAGCATAGCGGCTATTTCGTCGCGAGTATTTGAGCATTACGGGCAGTAAAAGGCGCCAAAGGACAGTATCGGGCAAGAAAAGTGCGCGACAATGCTTGACGCCAGCGCGGGGCCGCGTATGTTCAGGTCATCGGCGGCGGCAACGTCACTGATCCGGGGCCGCATTACCCCGGTGTAAGCGTAAATCGGCTACCCCGGCGGCCCTGTTCTTTGTCTTCCACCTTGGAACAGGGCCGCCATCACTCATAGGAACTCTAATGGATACCTTTATGGTCCCTTCGGACCAGACCGATGACGTGCGCCAGTGGTGCGCCACCAACGCTCCGACCGCCGTCATGGGGGAGGGGTCCGTGTCCCTGAACTTCGAGGACAGTTTTTTCTTCCAAATGCGCTGGTTCCCCGGCTGCAAGCTGATGGAGCAAGGCGTCTGATGATCAAGTCGATCACCCCCAACACCGTCGAAGTTTGGCGGCACACAAGCAGCGAGTGGAAATCGGTCACCGAACTTCATCTTGAGATGGTCGGGATCGAGCCGACCGTAGCGATTTCGGTCGATACCGTGCGGAGCCAGATCAAGGCCCTGACCGAGGCGGGCGTGCTTGAGCGCGCTATGTTCTACGAAGGCGTCCCCAAATACCGGACTCATGAGAACATGACCGGGGAGGCGGGCAACCTTTGCATCCGCTTGAACCGCCAGATGGACGCGACAGGTGGGGACTACCCCTATGGCAAGCACGCAGGGGGCTTTGTCGGATGACCAAGACGCTCCAACTGCCCGCCCCACCGAAGCCGATCAGGGTCACCCGGCAACAGGCAACCGTCTGGCACTACATCAGGGGTGATTGGCTGACCGTCGCCGAGATTTATGACAGGGCCTATCTGAACCTGACCGAGGATTGGGACAGCAACATCGCCCTGAACACGGTCAAGAACGCCGTGAAATGGCTGGTTGGTCTTGGTGTGGTCGAACAGGCGCCACACCTGACCCCGGCCCGCTACCGGGAAATGCCCTATGATAGCCATGGGCGGACGGACCTCGTTCAGAAGACCATTGACGACCTGAACGAAGCCGTTCGGCTCTATCAGGACATGCCGTGATGACGCCGCCTGACGACTTCAATGAGGTCCGGGGCTACAGCTTCCCCGACGCTGCGTCCGCGCTGGCGTTCTCTGAACTGACGGCCGATTTCACCGAGGCGGATTGGACCGAGTTCTACGGCGACGTGCGGGACTATAAGCAGGGGAGCGTGTCGGCTGACGATTGGATCGAGCGGGTCCACGAACGCTATGGCATCGACGGGGCCTATGCCGAACATCTGCTGTGGCCACTCTGACAGGCCACGCGAATAAATAGTTGTGCCGGGAGAGGTCATTGGCTCCCGGTATTCTCCGATTGTGTTGTGTGGGGAGGTCGGGGTTCGCCCCGGCCTCCCTTTGCGTTCCGCTAAATATCGGATGACAGACTGGATCATCCCGCCCGGCATAAGCGAAGCCGACCTCACCAAGTTCGCTGGCTTCACCTACCTGATCACGAACCTGACCACGGGCCGCGCCTACGTCGGCCGTAAAGTCATGATGTTCAGCCGCCACGGCAAGAAATCGGTTTCGAACTGGAAGACCTATTGGGGGTCGTCCAAGGAACTGTCTGCTGACATCGACGCGCTTGGACAGGCCAACTTCAGCCGGGAAATCCTCGCGTTCTATGCCTCGAAACCCTCTCTGAACTTCGCAGAGGTTGAAGAACAATTTGCTCGGAAGGTGCTGACGGCGGTTCTCCCTGACGGGTCCAGAGCGTTCTACAACAAATCAATCATGGGCAAGTTTTTCGTGCCCAAGGATTCTCATAGCGAAGCGACCAAGGCTCTGATGTCGGCTCAACGCAGAGGTAAGCCGAAGCCACCCCTAACCACCGAGCGCAAAGCGCGCTTGAGAGAAACTAACCGGGGCAAAACGCACACCGCATCGACGCGCGCCAAAATGTCAGCTTCCCGCACCGGGGGCAGTCACTCGCCAGAACACGTCGCCAAACGCGCGGCGTCGAAATCGAAGCTGACGGCGGATCAGATCAGAGCGATCCGTGCAAGCGACCACCCGACCGCGATCCTTGCCGCAGAATTCCAATTTTCCGAAAGCCATATCCGCCGTATCAGGCGCGGCGTTTCTTGCGCGTGGGTGGCGGCGTGATCCGGCGTGTCCTTGGGGTCGTTTGGTCCGCGATCCTCGCCGTCCTGTGGTTCCTGAACGTGCTGGAACCGCCGGTGAAGGGCTGCGCGCCCATGCTGTCCCTGTCCAAGGTCTACATGTGGCTGATGGTCCCCCTGACCGTCATCGCCGTCACGACCCCCGGCAACGCCGACATGGTGGTGGCCCTGTCTGGCCTGTCCCTCGGGATCGGCAACTACGCCTTTCGCCGCTTCATGCAGGTGAAGACCAAGACCGGCGGCTATGCTCTGGCGCCGGTAAAGGAAGAGGACGACGCAGCGGCTTCCTGA